ATCAAGCTTTTTAAGTTGACGGGCAATTGAAGGGGTTTTCATTAAAGCTTCAACGTCAACGTCACATTGTCCCGCATGGCTGCAGGTTAAAGCTTGCTTTTTAGTGATCTGCAATTCAATGCGACCTAATGATTCTGTCCACCACATAATTAGCCCCTTACTTGGTTAAAACGTCAAAATAAGACAATAGACCTATGCAAAGCAATAAACCGATTGCAATTGCTGCGAGGTAATCCAAAAAAGTGTTTTTCATGCTGCCACCTTATGTGGGTATGACGTAGTCAATTTGAAGGCAATAGAAGCCCTCTCGCTGCGTGCAAACGATTGCCGCATAGATAGCCAGTCGGTCAGTCGCATTGTATTGGCCACAAAGTCACAAATTGTCAGTGTTGGAATGTTGCCCGTACATTGTGCGTGGTGTGTGGTGTAGCGCAGGCCATTGTCTCTAATTGATCTGCGAATTGCCTGATAAGTTGTTTTATCCATGTTGAAACCTATTAAGAGTTGATAAAAGAGAGAGCTAAAAATCTACCCCCTCACTATATAAGCAGGGAAGAATCGTGCCAGTTGCTGTAAGTTGTTGATTTATAACACCCCTCCAAAACCCTATCAGTACTTACCCTTAGAATTAAAGTATGCAATAATTAAATAAATCAATTTCTAGGCAGAAAATGGGCAGACCCTCCAACCCACAAACAAAGTATTTCCAAAGAACATTGTCAGACCCTCAAAGAATGATTCTATTGGCGGCTGGTAAGGGTAATTTATGCCGAGGTTTTGAAAACGTGTTGGATGTGTACCAGGAGGCGCACAACAAGGGTTTCAGGCCTGACATGCCACTGAGTTTTTTAAGTATAGGTCTCGCAACAATAGACAGCCCCAACTTAGATGAACCAGTAAGGGATGACATAAGGGAATCAGTAAGAGAGAGTAAACGCGAATAGTTCTCAATTAGATCAAGTACATGGAAAATGGTGCTTCGCTTCTATACGCTCTTCTAAACCTAAATGAGAATCATTCGCATCTGTGGCCATTAAGGGTAAACCCTATAAGGGTAAGTGCGTAGGTAGAAACCCTTAGGTAGAAACCCTTAGGTAGAAACCCTAGGTGGTGAGATGTATGGGGGGGGGAGGGGGTAGGTTGGGTTGGTAGATATTTGTGGTACATCCCCTATACCGAAAAAGCTAAAATGAAACATCCATTCCAAGGAGGAGAAAATGGAAACGAAATTAAAAAGAGGAAGAGGAAGACCAAAGGGTTCAGTCAAGATGACCATACAGAGGTTTGCTGACAACCCACCCTTAGTATTGCCTAAGACAGACCACCAGAGGCTCAAGGAGTTGAAGGAGTTGATGATTAGGAGTGGAGGTAAGGATGTGGCTCAGAAGGTGATAGAGATAGCCCTTAATGATGACCATCCCCATCAATTGGTTGCGTTAAAGATGTGTCTTGATAGGACTCTTCCTGTTTCTTTGTTTGAAAAGGATAAGTCTCAGAGAAGTGCCGTAACCATCAATATCACTGGTTTAGGGCAAGAACCTACTGTGATAGACACAATTCCTGATGCAGAAGACGTAGAGGCTAAATATGGTTAATTGGATTGTTACTGTTAACAGACCATCTTATTTGGAGACACAGGCATTGTTAGTGCCAAAAGATAAGATTACTGAACTGATTACCAAAATCATGGAAGATGAGGGTGTTTGGGCAGAAGGTGACTACATAACCATTAAGCCTTCTAATATGGAGTATTTTGATGGCTGACCTTAATTTTTCCCTTCTGCCGTGGCAACAGCAAGTTTTTGCCGACAAAACGAGATTCAAGGTTGTGGCTGCTGGGCGTAGGTGCGGTAAGTCCCGTATGGCGGCAGTTACCCTTCTTATTGAAGGACTCAAGTGTCCACAAGGCTCTGCGGTTCTCTACGTTTCACCGACTATGGGACAATCAAGACAGATTATCTGGGACTTACTGCTAGACCTTGGCAGAGAGGTGATTCAGAGCAGTCATGTGAACAACTTAGACATTACCCTGATAAACGGGGCTAGGATATACGTTCGTGGTGCGGATAGACCTGATACCCTTCGTGGAGTCTCATTGACCTATGCCGTACTGGACGAGGTTGCCGACATCAAACCCGAAGCATGGGAACAGGTCATTCGAGCCAGTTTGTCTGATAAACGGGGGAGAGCATTGTTTATCGGCACTCCAAAAGGACGCAACTGGTTCTACGACACCTTTAAGTTGGGTGAGAGCGAGGATGATCCTGATTGGAAGAGTTGGCACTTTACCACCGCTGATAACCCCTTGATCGACTCAAAAGAGATAGAAAGTGCTAAGAAAACCCTGAGTACCTTTGCTTTCAAACAAGAATACATGGCAAGTTTCACCAATGCTGGCTCGGACATCTTCAAGGAAGAGTGGATCAAATACGGGGTTAAACCTGAACATGGAAGCTATTACATCGCTGTTGACCTTGCGGGATTCGAGGAAGTTGCCAAACAAGCAGCCAATGCTAAGAAGCGTCTGGACGAGTCTGCTATCTCAATCGTTAAGGTTACAGACGATGGGAAGTGGTTTGTTGAGAAGATTGAACATGGGAGATGGGACATCCGAGAAACCGCCTCTAAGATTCTGATTGCCATTCGGGACTACCGCCCTTTGAGTGTGGGGATAGAGAGGGGGGCGTTAAAGAACGCTGTTTTGCCCTATCTTTCAGACTTGATGCGTAAGAACAACACCTATGCCCACATCATAGATTTGACCCACGGGAATAGAAAAAAAGCAGACAGAATCATCTGGGCTTTACAAGGTAGGTTCGAGCATGGCAGAATTGTGTTAAATTCGGAAGAAGATTGGGATGAGTTTGTAGACCAGTTAATCCTGTTCCCTGCTCAAGGAGTCCATGATGACTTGCCTGACTCCCTCAGTTACATTGACCAACTGGCTGTTACATCTTACATGGAAGAAGATGATAGCGAGGAATGGCAACCTGTAGATATTATTAGTGGGGTATAAGAATGGAATTCCAAGAACCTAGTGACTCAGACAAAGAGATAGTTAACTTTGTTGTCAACCATTGTGATAGATGGAGGGATTGGAGAGATGTCAATTGCCTATCTGATTGGCTAGAGTACGAACGCATCTTTAATGGTGAGTGGGATGCCCAAGATAAGACCCGTGAGTCTGAGCGTAGCCGTATCGTTACCCCTGCTACCCAACAAGCTGTAGAAACACGCCATGCCGAAATCATGGAAGCTATCTTCGGTCAGGGTGAGTTCTTTGACATTCAAGACGATATTCGTGATGTCAATGGTAGCCCCCTAGATGTTGCTGCCATCAAAGCACAACTGATGGAAGATTTCAAAGTAGACAAGATTCGCAAGTCTATTGACCAGATTGAACTGTTAGCAGAAATCTATGGTACGGGTATCGGTGAGATTGTTGTCAAAACAGAGAAAGTCTATGTTCCGAGTACGCAGGCAATACCTGGTCAAATGGGACAAGCGGCTATCGGTGTAGTAGAACAAGACCGCATTGCAGTCAAGATTGTTCCCGTAAACCCCCGTAACTTCTTGTTTGACCCCAATGGAACATCTATTGATGACTGTATGGGTGTGGCTATCGAGAAGTATGTCTCTATCCACAAGGTCGTTAAAGGTCAAGAAGAAGGCATCTACCGCAAGGTAAAGGTGGGCACTGACTCTATGGACACAGACTTAGAGCCTACACAAGAAGTCTCTCAGTACGAAGACGATAAAGTTAAACTTTTAACTTATTATGGACTAGTTCCTAGAGAGTATCTTGAGCAACTAGAAAACGAAGAAGATGGCGAAGCAGAAGACTTATTCCCTGAAGACAGTATTCAGGATGAGTATTCCGATCTGGTTGAGGCTATTGTCGTAATCGCCAATGATGGGACTCTTCTGAAGGCAGAAAAGAACCCATACATGATGAAGGATCGTCCAATCCTTGCTTATCAGGACGATACAGTTCCTAATCGCTTGTTGGGTCGTGGTACTGTTGAGAAGGCTTACAACTCACAAAAAGCCATAGATGCTCAAGTTCGTTCACACTTAGATTCACTAGCCCTCACAACTAGCCCAATGATGGCTATGGATGCCACAAGACTCCCACGGGGTGCTAAGTTTGAAGTTAAGCCAGGAAAAGCTATCCTGACAAACGGCAATCCGAATGAGATTCTGTTCCCGTTCAAGTTTGGCAATACTGATCCTTCTAACCTGACAACTGCCAAAGAGTTTGAACGTATGCTTTTGATGGCAACAGGCACTTTAGACTCTCAAGGAATGATTACTGCTGTCTCCAGAGATGCGGGTCAGGGCGGTATTTCGATGGCTACTGCCTCGATTATCAAGAAATACAAGCGTACTTTGGTGAACTTCCAAGAGGATTTTATGATCCCCTTCATCACCAAAGCCGTTTACCGCTATATGCAGTTCGATCCAGAGCGTTATCCTACTGTAGACATGAAGTTCATTCCTACGGCAGCACTCGGAATCATTGCTAGAGAGCATGAGCAACAGCAGTTCATTGCCCTCCTCCAGACTCTTGGCCCTAATACTCCTGTTTTGCCTATCATTTTGAAGGGCATCATGGCTAATTCTTCTCTGTCAAACAGATTTGAATTGATCGAGATGTTGGACAAGATGGCTACTCCTGACCCACAGGCTCAACAAGCGGCTCAGATGCAACAACAAATGGCTATGCAACTGGCTCAAGCACAGATTGCTGTTCAAACGACACAAGCAGAGCAAAACAAGGCTGAAGCGCAAAAGTTATTGACTGAAGCGCAATTGATGCCTATTGAGTTGCAAGCAAAGAGCATGGCAGCTAATACCAAGAACCTGCCTACTGATGACGCTTTGGCTTCACGAGAGTTTGATAAGCGTGTCAAAGTTGCTGAATTGATGCTTAAAGAGGCTGATATTCAGAACAAGGCTAAGATTGTTGAAAAACAGATGACTAGACAATGAACCCAGAGCTTCAAAAGTACTACGAAGAGAGATTTTCCATGATGTCCACTCAAGGGTGGATAGATTTAATGGAAGATGTTGACAAAATGATAGAGCCTTTGAATAATATCGCAACAATTGCAGACGAAAAAAGTTTACAATTCAGAAAAGGCGAGTATTCAATACTAATTTGGCTGAAAAACTTGAAACAAGTCAGCGAAAGAGCATTTGAGGACTTAAATGAGAAGAATGTATGAATTTGCCTGTATAAACGGGCATAAGA